GTTGATACAGGTTCTTATGCGTTCAATGCTTTGTTGTCTGGTTCACTTTACGGTGGTATTCCAAACAACAAGATTATGGCATTAGCAGGTGAGTCTGCAACAGGTAAGACTTACTTTGCACTTGGTATGTGTAAGAAATTTCTTGATGATAATCCAGACGGTGTGATTCTTTACTTTGACACAGAGCAAGCAGTAACATCAGATATGATTTCGGAAAGAGGAATGGACCCCGCAAGAGTCGCAGTATTTCCTGTAGCAACTGTCGAGACTTTCCGTCATCAAGCAATCAATATCGTTGACAAGTACATCGAAGCCAAAGACAGTAAACCTGTTCTTGTTGTTCTTGATTCACTTGGTATGCTTTCCACAGAGAAAGAGATGGCAGACACCGCAGAAGGAAAGACAACAAGAGACATGACACGCGCCCAAGTTATCAAAGCGACATTCCGTGTGCTTACTCTCAAGTTGGGCAAGGCAGGTATCCCTCTTATTATGACGAACCATACCTATGCTGTAGTTGGTGCATATGTTCCGATGAAAGAGATGGGTGGTGGTACTGGGTTGAAGTATGCCGCATCTACAATTGTCTATCTATCAAAGAAGAAGGATAAAGACGGAACAGACATTGTTGGTAATATCATTCGATGTAAATTGTTTAAGGGTAGGTTTACCAAAGAGAACAAGGAAGTTGAAGTGCAGTTAAATTATGATACAGGTCTTAATCCTTATTATGGTTTGGTGCCTATTGCAGTAAAGTATGGTGTATTCAAGAAAGTATCTACTCGAATTGAACTACCAAACGGCAAGACTGCATTTGAGAAGTCAATCAACAACGAACCCGAAAAATATTTCACAGAGGATGTTATGAATAAACTTGAAGATGCAGTTGCAAAAGAATTCAAATATGGTAACATTGAACAGGAGGATACATCAAATGACGAATGAGCCAGGAAAATATAGAAAAGAAGTAAATAGGAGCAAGGGTCTTGGTGACACAGTTTCTAAAATCATAGAAAAGATTACATTTGGTAAGAAAAAGTCAGATGATTGTCTGCCTTGCCAAAAGAAAAAAGAAGCACTAAACAAAAGGTTTCCATACAAAAATGACAAGTGATATAAAAAACAAATATAGAAGAATACCAGATGCAGATGTTGGAGCAATAAGAATATTAGACGAGAGGTATGATGGTGTTGCAATATCAATAGGAAGAGTTTCTATAGACGGAGAAGACGGCGAAGCGGCAACTCTTTCTTATGATTATGATATCGTACTAAAACCAGATGAATTAAATCTAGAAGAAGATTCAGATTTCAATAATTTAATTGGTGATATTATCGTTGATATTATAGAAACACAACTAGAAAACGACCCAGACTCTTTAAGGTTTTCGGATAGTGAAGATTGAAAAAGTAATATTAAATTCTATAGCATGTAATGAAGAAGTTTCTAGAAAAGTAATTCCATTTCTTGAGAGTGAATACTTCCACGAAACTCATCATAAAGTAATTTTTGAAAATATAAATGAGTATATTCAAAAATACAACTCACTTCCTTCTAAGGAAGCAATTTCTATTGCTGTAGAGAAATTGCCCCAATCAGATGATGAACAAAAACAATGTTATGAAATGATTGATGAAATATTTTCTTTGTCAGGAGACCACGATGATGAGTGGATTATAAACGAGTCAGAAAAATTCTGTAAAGAAAAAGCAGTGTATAATGCCATTTTAGAATCCATTCATATCATCGATGGAAAAAGTCAGACTAAATCTGAAAATGCAATTCCTTCTATTCTATCTGATGCGTTATCCGTTGGATTTGACACACACATCGGACACGATTACATCGAAGATGCTGAAGACCGATATGCATTTTATCACAAGAAAGAAGATAAAGTTGAATTTGATTTGTCTATGTTTAACACCATTACAAGTAATGGTACTCCAAACAAAACACTAAACATTATTCTTGCAGGAACAGGTGTGGGTAAATCTCTTTTTATGTGTCATCATGCCGCTGCTTGCCTTGCACAAAATAAAAAGGTACTATACATTACATGTGAGATGGCAGAGGAGCGAATTGCAGAAAGAATTGATGCAAACTTGATGGATATTTCTATGGATGACCTTCGTTGTTTGCCAAAAGATTTATATGAAAAGAAATTAGAAAATGCTACAATGGGATTCAATGGAAAACTAATTGTAAAAGAATATCCTACTGCAACAGCAAATGTGAATCATTTTCGCCATCTTCTTGATGAATTGAAATTAAAGAAAAAGTTTAAACCAGATATTGTGTTTGTAGATTATCTAAACATCTGCGCGGCTGCCAGATTCAAGAATGGTGCGAATGTAAATTCTTACATGTATGTGAAGGCAATTGCAGAAGAACTACGAGGACTTGCTGTAGAGATGGATGTTCCCATCTTCTCTGCAACACAAACAAACAGAGGTGGTTTCGCAAACACCGATGTCGGATTGGAAGATACTTCCGAATCATTCGGTCTTCCTGCAACTGCCGACTTCATGTTCGCCTTAATTTCTACAGAAGAATTAGATGAACAGAAACAAATACTTGTAAAACAGTTAAAGAATCGTTATAATGATTTGGTATCCAATCGAAAGTTTGTAATAGGTGTAGATAAATCAAAAATGAAATTGTTTGATGTGTCATCCGAAGAAAACAATGGACTTTTGGGTACAGGACACGATGCAGACATGGGAACTATAGAAAAGGAAGCCTCTAAGTATTCCGAAAAGTTTACACAATGGCAAATTTAAATGAGTGCGTATATAGACCAGACATATATTAATAGAGTTTCTCCCACATTAAGAAATTTTAAATGGAAGAACTCTACATTAGCAAATTGCTCTTGCCCAATATGTGGCGACTCGCAAAAAAATAAAACTAAAGCAAGAGGATATTTCTATTGTAAAGAGAACTCTTATTTTTATAAATGTCATAATTGTGGTTTCGGTTCTAACCTACATAATTTCTTAAAGAAAATTTCACACGAACTTGCAAAAGAATATTCTTTAGAACGATGGAAGAGTGGGAAAGATAAGTCACAATTACCAAAAAAGGATAATGATATGTTTAATATTCTGAAACAAAAACCAAAATTCAAAAGGAAAGATAAAGTTTTAGATTCGTTGATTTGTTTAAACGATTTACCAAACGACCATGTTGCTGTTAAGTTCGCGAACATGAGAATAATCCCAAAACAACACTGGAATCTTTTATATTATGCAGAAGACTTTCGTTCTTTCGCAAAAGAATTAGACCCATTATCATCTTGTGTTGAAGAAGAAAGGTTGGTAATTCCCTTCTTCAACAAAGAAGGTGATGTAGTAGGATGCCAGGGCAGAGCATTAAACATGTCAGACGAAGTTAATGCAAGAAATACAATAAAATATATCACAGTTAAATATGATAAGAGCATTGATAGACTGTGGTATGGTATTTGGAGACTAAATCCAAAGAAGAGAGTCTATGTTGTTGAAGGACCAATTGATTCTTTATTCTTACAAAATTCAACAGCACTTGTTGGTGCAGGAGCATTGAAAGATATTCCGTCAAGATTGATGAATTCAGAAATGACATATATCCTTGATAATGAACCCAGAAACAAACACATTTGTGCTTACATTGAAAGATTAATAGAGTTGGGAAGAGATGTTTGCATTTGGCCGGATAACATAATAGAGAAAGACATAAATGATATGGCATATAAAATGTCTACAAGAAAAATTCAAAAAATTATTGATGAGAATACATTTAATGGATTGGAAGCAAAATTAAAATTTAATGAGTGGAGAAAAATATGACGATTAAATTAGATTATCTGTGGTTGGATGGTTATGAAACACCAAACATCAGAAGTAAAACCAAATACCTTGATATTGATTACGACAATGTAAATCTAGACACAATTCCTGAGTGGGGTTTTGATGGTTCATCTACAAAACAAGCAGAAGGTGAT